TCTAGTAAAATCTGGAACCCACCCATCTTCAAATTCATCATCGGGGTCGCCTTTAGTATCGGGTGATCCCGCATTGTCATAAAGCCTTTCAATCTCGTCCTGTTCCATACCAAGGTGTGTTGCTATCCATTCATCATCAACGCCCTGTTCATCTTTAAGGCTTCGAACTATCTCCGCCATTGACATTACAAAGTGATTGCCCCTTGCCCTGTTGTGCGTGATAGTAGCTGACACCTGTTCCGCCATTCCCATATCATCAGGCAACATAACGACAGGAACCATACCACCAGTTCTCTCAGCAATTCTATCATCACCAGATACCAACCACCTATGATAGCCGTCCACAATTTCATTATTTGATCTGACAACAACAGGCTGTGTCCACCCGCAAGTCAAGATAGATTGAACTAGAAGCTCAAGCTCTACTGGTGCGACTTTGTTTGGATTGTAGGAGTTTGCGTGTAGCGTATCTCTATTGACCCATTGCACACTACTTATGGGTTGCGCTTCTGAACCTTGCTTCATCATATTTCCTTTTTTGTTTTATGGCCTCATCTGTGCCGCCCTGTATTGTAGGCTGTTTTCTTCCCTTGAAGTCTCCTCTTACCGCAATCTTAAGAAGAAAATCCCATGACACCCCTGTTCGCGGATGAGCAATTTTATCTAATAATGGCTCTTTTGTTTTTCCATAATGATTTTGAATAAATCCTTTTATGCGTTCAGCGACTTGCGTTTTATACGGCTCTGGATGTTTATCCACCCAGAACTTTATAAATTGATGCCATGACATGTTATCTGGCTTGGCTGGTGTTTTGCCATATGAATATAAAACCGTGGTTGAATATCTAGCCGCCGTTGCCGCGCCAGCCACCCTTGTTTGCATCCTGTCCCAAATATCAGGCCAAAGCTCTCTAAATTGATGCAGACCCCGCATTGGCTCTTCCCCATATGGCGGAGCACATCTTTGTGCATTTGGCTTTATACCGCCTTTATCCATGCGATCATAAGCGTGGTTATAATCCCAGCCAAACTTTCTAGGGGCTGTCCATATATCCTTAGTGTTCCAATCATAGACAGGATAAACCTTATAAATGTTTCCTTGCGATGTCCCCTCATCATATTTGATTATGTGCTTATCTTCTCTTTTGCGGCTATTCAAGATAGCCCTTGTTCGCGTCAGGCTTTCATCTGCCCTGATACCCATGATAATACCCACGTTTCCATCTTTCTCAGGTGAAAACAAATATCCGTTTATCTCTGGTATCGTTAGACGTTTTTTTGGGTCTGTTGGATAACCCTCAACATGGGCAATACCCTCTGGCGGCATGGGGCGAACCCATTTTTCTTTATCTTCTGGACCCCACGGAAACCACCACGGCTCTTTTACTGAGCAAGCATTTCTGTGTCTGACAGGCAAACACCACCAATGCATATCCACTTCTGGGATTTGGGCTACCCTTCGGACATATTCTTCTGTGTCATATGGGATGGCTTCTTCATCAAAATGATGCACTGGCACTTTTTTGATGCCACGTTCCTTGGCAACCCCCAATGTAAGCATAAGACAGGCCGTTGAGTCTTTACCGCCACTAAACATAACCGCAACAGTATCAAACCTGTCATAAGCCCTATGAATACGTTCTATTGCGAGTTCATATACATTTTTATCAATGATTTTCTTTTTGCCGAGACGACCCATTTTTACTTTCCATGGTCAATGTAAGTTCGGTTTATCATTGAATGGTTTTCATCAGTTGGACCTGTATCACTATCTGGATGGAATGCAACAATATCCATGTGACTATTGCTGGTTCTAAATGAATGAAGCTCCTGTTCAGTGAGCATAAAAATACACCCTTTTTTCAAAGGCTTGACCCAGCCATCGCTATAATTACTTTTTTCTTGAAAAGCCTCTCCCTCACCACCAATTACAACGCCCATCCTTACTGAAGGGTGAGTGTGTTGGGTTTGATAAATGCCAGTTGGGAAATGCAGATAGTTAAGAACTGGATCACCTTGCCTTGGCATTGAAACCAAAACACTATCAGAGCAACCATCAATATATGACAATCGACCATTTGATTCCGTTTGACCCATTACTGGCATACACCGATACCCTAGCTTCGTTACAGTCCAGAGTTTGAAATCAGATGAATCTGAAATGTCATAGGCTCCGTGAAATGCAAAATAATTTCCTTCTTGAACCCACCAGCCCTGACCATTCGCGGTAATTTTTGCTGAGCCTGTTAGCACATACCCAAACGTGGTGGCATGAGGTATGCCCTGTTCTTTAACATCTTTATCAAAATACATCGCATAAGTTGGATACATTGTATCAAGTGCGCGAATTCCCTCTGTGTGTTTTGGCTCATAGATTATTTCCATTATACGAATTCCTTTGTTATTTTAATTAATGCTTGCGTCACGTTATCTAATTTTTCTTGATTTTGAATATTGCGTAAAGCACTCAAAACCAAATCTCTATCTTGCGGTGACATGACAAAGCTCATGGTTACATAATCACCCACTGAACCTATTACATCAGAATCAACTGAGTCTGAGTTTTCCTTGTCAATCATATCATTAAGGAACTCAATGTCGCCAGCAGATTGAGTGATTTCTGTTGTTTCCCATAAGTGCTTAAACGCTTCTAAATCACCGCCCTCAATAAGAGCCATTTCAGCCTCTAACAAACCATCATCCCATGTTGTCAATTCATTTAATTTATTATCTAAAATGCGAAACGCTTTTATTTGATCAATAGTTAAATTATCTGAAATTTTAATTGGTACAGTTTTCATCCCCAGCTTTTTTGCCGCAAGGAATCTTGTGTGACCCGCAATAATTACATAATCACCATCAACCACTATGGGCTGTTGCCAGCCGAAACTTTTAATGCTGTCTGAAACTGAGTTGACCGCTGACTCAGATATGACTCTTGGGTTGCCTGTGTATGGCTTTACATCTGTAACTGGCACTTCTTTGATTTCCATAAATCACCCCATTTTGGGATAGATTACATCAAAACTTTATAAGATGCAAATACGAAAGGGGGGCGACCAAACCCCCCTTTCTAACCACGAAAACCAAATGCCTTGGGAGCATATTTGGCGATCAGGAACATAATATCACCTAATCATTGTCTGTCCAGTAGTTTTGCACTGTTTGATGTTCTGTTTCCTCATAAACGTGCTTGGCTAAATTGTATTTAAAAAAGCATTCACCGATATTGCCATATAAACCTTGTTCCCTAATCTTGCGGGTAATTACTCTGGTTTCATCAGTTTCAAAGTCTCTATGAATAACAAGTCCCACATCTGCCATATTGTTCCAATGGGCTGACCCGCTTACATCATACAGGCTAGGCGGTGGTATTATACCCTCTTGCGTTCTCTGCATCTTTGCTGGGTGGGCAACCATCCACATCGCAACCTCATGTGTCCGACAAAACTGCTTGCATCTGCTTATCAAGTCTCGAATATGCTCATCTTCTCTTTTGTTGCCATCCCTAGTTGCGTCTATCTCATTGTAAGGGTCAATGATTATGCCCTTTACCCCATGCCTTAGACACGCAGCCCTAGCCTTGGCAAGCAACCAATCAATGCTAGGCACAGATTCCTCTGCTTCAATGAAATGAAACTTGTCATCCAAAAACATCATGGCATCAACAAGTTCGCTCTTACTCATCCTCTGGCTTGGACCAATATCAAATGGCTTGGCTATTACCTTTTCTGAAAGCCGCCTTATATGGTTGGCAGTGCTATGCTCTGGTGAGAATACAGCAAACTTCCAACCGTGATTTCTCGCTAGGTTTACCGCAAGCTGGTCTATAAAATTTGATTTGCCGTGGTTGGGAACGCCAGTAACAACAGCAAATGTGGATGGCATCACCTTATAAATATTATCCAAAGATTTGAACCCTGTAGACAATGCCTTCTGCACATTGCCGTCATAAATATTCAAAACCTCTTTCTCATAATCCCTGACAGTGTATAATCCGTCTATGGGGTGTGGAGCCGCTAATCCTATTATCTCCCTTAGAACCTCGGCTCCATGCTCCATTAAACATTCATTCGCATCTTTGCATTGCACATCATTATGGTTTGGGTATTCAATCGTCCAGCAACGGTCTTTGCCAAAACGGTGTATCAATTCCAGCTTCAACGCTTGCCCTGCTTCATCTGCATCAACAGCAACAATCACCTTCTCTGCTTCATGCAACCATTCGCAGTTCTGCAACGCTTGGAACCGCTTATCGTTTTCATCAAATTTTGCGGTCTTGGGTGCGCCATCTGGCAAAGTAACTGCGTTGTATAAACCAGCCTCCCACATAGAAAGAACATCCATTTCCCCCTCAACAAATATAAGTTCTTTTTTTCCTGTTGCCTTCCAGTTAGCCCGAACCGCGTCTATGCCAAATAATGTTCTTTCTGCCCCACCCTCTTGCCTGAACTTCTTATCTTTAGTTCTGTATTTTATATTAACTAGAATTCCGTTCTTGAAATATGGGAACGCATAACAGGCTTCCTCACCATTGCCGAACCAATTATTTGTCCTAGTAATGTGAAACGCCGCTACAGTCTCTTTGCTTATTCCTCGCCGCTTAAACCATTCAAGCATTGGCTGGCTTTTTGAATCCGCCTCTTTAAGCTTATGAAGCGGCTCTGGCCTCTTGTATTCCGCTGGTCTTACATACTGCCCATCAGGCTTGTAGTTAGCCCCAGCAACAGCCCCAGCCCATTCGCAATGGTGACACTTCCAAACCGCACCGCCATCAGGCTCTATGGTAACGGAAAGGCATTGGTCTGCTTTGTTGCGCCTCATATGTGAGCATTCTGGGCAAGTGGTTTTA